CTTATTTATAACAAATTGGTTTCTAACGAAGTAACTCAACTTCGATAGAATTATGTTCTATTATAGGATTTTTATCTGATATACCAATTATATCATGCTCGTATTGTATACCGTCTTTAGACCATTTAACAACATCTCCATCAAACTCAATACTATCTGTTTGTATTTTATCTTCAAACATTGATTTATATGTATTAGGTTTAAGCCAATAATCCCTATTTTTAAATTTTACTAATATATTTTTAGCTAGGTTTTCTCCAGTAGCTTTTCTATATCCTTTTGTGCCTGGTGTTGAATTGATTTCAATAAACATTGGTGGTATTGTTTTTCTATCTTTAGATGGGAATATATCTACACCTACCCATAAACCATCAACAGCCTTAGCTGCTTTTTCAACATGTTCTATTTCTAATTCCGTTAACTCTATAGGAGCCGGTTTAGAACCAAGTGATACATTACTTCTAAAATCTTTTGCTACTACAGGTCTTTTAATTGCTCCATGAAATTTACCACCAATAACATGAGCACGTATGTCGAATGTAAAGTCTTTAATCATTTCTTGTAGCAATACACCCATGTTTGGGTCTAATTTATATAATAACTGTACAGTTGAATGTAATGAACTTTCTGAATCTACTTTAATAACACCAATACCCAACGAACCTGTAAGTGTTTTAAGAATAACTGGATATTTACCACCAAGTCTTTCCATAGCTGGTATTGCTTTTTCAGGATGATGTACTAAAACTGTCTTAGGCTGAGCTAATTCTGCTTCAGCAAGATACAAACTTGTTCTATATTTATCAGATGTTATTTCCATACATGCACGAGTGTTAACACATACAACTCCAGCTCTTTCTAACTGTGTTAAAAAGTCAGACCAAGCTTTTCTTTTAGTGACTGGAGCTCTTACAAATACTAATGTGTTTTCATCTATTCTAAACTTTCTTTCTTTTTTATCAGACATACCATCATAGATATACCTTACTCCATCTTCTAAATCAGAATAAGCACCTTGTACATCAACTTTAAATCCTTTTAATCCTACTGAATCTCCTTCTTTTATAAAATCATCTGCAGTAGCTTCAGGGTCATCAGGGTCTTCAGGGTCGTCATACCATAGATATACGTACCTATAGGTTTTCTCTTCCTCTGTTATTACTGTTTTTCCAGTTGTAAATTCGTTAAAATTTTGCATTTCCTGTCCACTCTTGTTCGAACCAAATGTTCCCATCATCGTCTTTAGTATATTTATCCTTTTCGTAGTTCCCACTCTCAACGTAACCAAATGGCAACATATCGTCTTGAATGGCTTTAAGTCTTTCTTTATATAACATATCTTTCATATCAATATTTGTCAAAGCTTGAAATACATCAGTTGTAGTAAACCAAGCAAAGAGAACTAAGTTCATCATTAAATCGTCATGATTAGGAGCTTGAGCCATATAACTATTTCCCTTACTCACAAATGTACTCATTTCAACAATTGTATTGGCATCATTAATTTTTAGTTTACCTTGTTCTATTAAGTCTTTTATGCTTGAACAACCAATACGTTTAACTCTTCGAGTCATAGTAGCACCAAGAGCATTTGCTTTAATGCTTGATTCTACAAACATATTTTCATATTCTAAATCATAATACAAACCATTACAAACAACTCCACCTTGGTCGTTACTCTCAACTACTACATAAGCTTCGTTATATGTATTTGCATACTTGTATATAATATCTGGTAATAGCATTGGAGATATATTGTTATCTCTAAATACTGCAACCTGTTCAAATGGTTGTTCACTTACGTCAATTATTGTAAATGTACTGTAATCTTGATTTCTGCCTTTAGATACATCAACTGTCATTACATACTCATGGCCTTCAATTGGCTGTTTATATATGTAAACGTTTTCCTTAAAAAACTCTGGGTCAACACTTACTTGAGCTAATAAATGATTAGCACTTATAAGAGTATTACCTCTTCCATGAAAGGTATTACCAAACTCTTGTTCGAACTGTAACTCAGAAGTATTAGATACTGTAGTTTCTTTCCACTTATCATCTCTTCCTGGAACGTCCCACCAATCTACTCTAAATGGTTTAAACTCATTTGTTTTTTGTACTGCGCCTTCCCATAGTTTATGGTATATATTACCTATTCCATTTGCTGTAGATGTAATAATAATCTGAGTATCTTTACCAGCAGATACTACAGGATAGGTTGATGTATAAAACTGTGCGTCATTTTCTACAAAAGCAAACTCATCTAAGAATAATAAGTTAATTGATAAACCCCTTATTGAACTACCAGAAGTAGCTGAAGCTATTATCTTACTATTATTACTAAATTCTATACTACCCTTATTTAAAGCTTTACATCCTGGCTGTAAAAAGAATGGTAAATTTTCTAGCGCGAGCGTAATACGCGCGAGCATTTCTCTTGCAACTGCCCCTTTGTTTGCCAATATTGCAATTGTTTTTTCTGGATGAAATACTGCATACCATAAGAGATATACAACTGAAGATATTGATTTACCACTTTGTCTACATGCCAATACTATACTAAATCTATTATCATTAAAATGTTTAAACATTTTTTCTTGATAAGGGTATAAATCAAATGGAACTAATCCTTCGTCTAGATTTATAATTTTAATATATGTCCTAGCAAAATATGCTGGGTCTCTCATACATCTTTGATATTCTAGAATGTCCTCTTTTGTAAATTCAGTTTCAACTCCATCTCTTTTGACAGACGGATTGCCTAGATAACCAAACTCATTATTCTTTAACTTTTGCATCAATCACATTATCTCTATCTAATAAAAGTCTTTGTAAGTCTGTTGTACTACCTACAAACATATTATTATTCGTCACGTTTTTTTGTTTCTCAGTCTCATCTGCTGTTAAGTCTTTCTTTTTCTTTTGCAAAGACATAAGCTTTTCAGTAGTATCACCGATATTTTTTATTGTTTGAGCAAGTACCTCAAATGCTCTTGGATGCTCTGATTCTCTTGCTAATTCAGCAAGTACATCCATTGAACGAGTACCAGTATATATTAAGTCTTTATATGTTTTACGAGAAAACTCATAATCATCTTTAATATCTTTATCTATTTTAATAGGTCTATTTTTAACTGATGGCAAATTCTTTTGTAGATTTGCTGCCATCTTTTCTTTTTTATCCATTATCCACCTTCAGTAATAGTTTCAGTTACCGTGAAACTATCTGCATTATCTGAACCACCAACAGTAAAGTCCATTTCTTCAAAAGTTCTACTTACATTATCTTTTTCATGAAAGTCTAAATTAACTTCACGTATAATTTTTTGGTCAGCTGTCGGACCGAAGAATTTCATTTTCATTGTAAAGTCTAATTGATAGATTAATACTCTTCTTTCAGTAAAGTCTCCTTCATATTGGTCATCAATACTAATTCCACCAAGTATAACAGAAACATCTTGTTTATAATTAAATCCTTCAACTGGTGTAATAGTAACGTTATATTCTGGTTGAAAATACGGTAATATTTGTTCTACAATTTGTAGTCCATCATCTTGATTTTTAGCTAAAATATATAATGACATACCAATATCATAAGAAGTATAATGCTTTATTGTTTTCTTTTTAGTAATATCTGAACCATGAGTTTCTGATATGATATTTCTTTTAGCCATTTTTTGAGTAGTATCTAATGTAATACCTGTTATATCAAATGCCATTCTTGGTAATTTAATACCCATTGATGAAGTTGCGCTACTATCAATACGAGCTAAATATTTCTCTTTAGGTCCATAAGCAAGAGGAACTCTTATTTGATTTATAGTACTGCCATCAGCTTTCTTTCTTACTACTTGAATATTATTAAACAGTGTACCAAATACAGCCACTGATTTTCTCATTGTTGAATGATAAAAATGGTCTCCAAACATTAGTAAGTCTCCGATGGGTCGCCAAATGGATTAGCTTCTGAAAAATCTATAAACCCATCTGCATCTATTTCAAATTCTACGTTTTGTGCTTGTTCATCAGTTGACCAAGAATTACCTGTGACATCTGCTACATCACTATATACTTTAGCAATAGTACCTGTATATGCTGATGTATCACCTGTTATTGTTCCGCCTTGAGTAAATGACTTAGCATCAGTTGAACCTGTTGTTCCAATATTAGATACCCATATTTTACTTAATATATCTGATGATTTAGTTCTTTGTTGAACTTCACCAAATACAATTACGTTAGGTGTCACACTTGAATCTACTGTTTGTCTTACAATTTCACCAACCTCAAAATGAGTTCCACCAGATATTGTAATATCTAATGGTAATTGATATCCTACTTGAGATACTGCATCATCAATGCCAACAATACCAGTTTCGAAATCTTCATCATTGTATTCAAATAATGAACATTTCATAGTATAGACTGGTAAATTTGATAATTGATAAAACGGTTGTTCATCTTCTACAAAACTAATTTCAAAGAAATTATTTGTCATTGGCAAGAAGATTAAATCTCCTTCCATTGGTCTTGGATTTTCTACATTATCAGAAAAAGTACCAACTCTATCATCCCATCTTCTACGTGATACTATAAATGTAGCTTCGTCTTTTATATCTAAACCAAACTTACTATATAAATCACCGGCGCCATCAAAGCCTTCTGGATTATCAATATACATTTCCATAAGGTAAGCGTCATCGAATGTTGACGCAGGGTCATCATTTAAAACACTATCTCTATTTACTATTGTACGTGGAATGTAATAGACATCTTGTCCATATATTCCTAAGGATTCTATTATCAGGTCTTCATATAAGTGTTGTTCACTTTTGACGGCCTGAGAAAAGTATACGTTTCTC